CTAATTTTGATAAAGACATAGAAGCATTTGAAGCTATCTTTGCATTATTGATAACTCCATTATCAATAGTAAAAGTTCCACCATCATTGCTGACAGTAATATCCCCCTTATCTCCGTCATCTATACCACCAGCTACTTTTGCTATAGAACCATCGTCTTTCTTAAGAAATATCTCACCCGTATCGGTTCTAACAGCTGGTTCGCCTAAAACTAGATCACTTGCTCCAGGATCGCTACCTGATGCTCTTTTTAATCTTATTTGATTTGCCATGAGCTATTACCTCCACAAGATTTAATAGCTACCACCATCTATATTGAAACTAGATGCACTTTCATCTTCTAAAAATGTAACTAGGTCAGATAGGGCAACCTGTTTCATCGTTCCAGCGTCATTCATTACCATACGATCTGCTGCTGCCAAAGTTGTGGAAGTAGCAGATGTACCACCATCCATAACATTTAATTCGGCAGTTGTAGATGTTATACCGTCAAGAACATTAATTTCTGAGGCAGTAGACGTAACTCCATCTAAAATATTTAATTCGGCAGTAGTTACCGTAGCTCCGTCTAATATTTGAACTTCAGTTGCACTAAGGTCAGCTAGAGAGTTAGCTGTTGTCTGACCCATCGTGGCAAGCTCTGTAAGTTTGTCCGAATGTGGTTCAACATTAGTTCCAATGACAAGACCTAATGAAGTTCTAGCTGCACTTGCACTTGTAGCACCCGTTCCACCATCTCCTACTGCTAAAGTTCCAGTGATTGAACTTGCATCAAGTTTTACTGCTATTTCAGTAGATTCGATAACAAGTCCACCATTAGCTTTAAGATCAACAGAAAGTGTATTGCCTGACTTATCTAAACCATCTCCTGCTGTGATCTGACCAGCACCAGAAAATTGTGCAATAGTAAGGTTATTTGTACCAACAACAGCAGATCCTTTATCAGAAGTACAAACAAAACCATTATCTGCGTTTACTGTTCCTTTTTCAACAAAAGTAAAAAATCCAGCAGCGTCAGCACCAGCAGCTAAATCACTAGCTCTTGCTGGACTAGACCCAACAACGTAGATACCGTTCTCGGATTGAGTACTTTGGTCTTTAACTAATACTCGATCATTAGTTGAGAGCGTTACACCATCTAACGTATCTCCATTATTTAACGCAGTAGATATTGTTATGTTTGCTGTAGTAGCTGCCACACAAGAATCTTTAACATCTAATCCCTGTGCAGTAGCCTCGACAAACGATTTAGTCGCTGCATCAGAGCTATTTACAGGGTCAGCTAGGTTGGTTATTGTCTGACTATTTAATGAAACTGAACCTGTTGGTGCAGCCATTTGATCTAATCTATTTGCTCTTACTCCTGTATCAAAGTCACTTATTTTTGTATGAGCTAACGAAGGAACATCAGCAGCTACCATAGCTCTGAATGTTGCAGCACCGTTACTACCATTTGGTGCAGCTAAAAATGTATTCTGTGTTCTACTCGTAAATAAATCAGCAAAACTACCAGACCCACCAATAGCTTCAATAGTTGTAGCTGATCCTCCTGCACCACCCGTTCCAATACCGACAAATAATTTCTTACTACCTTCAGCAAAGGCTAATTCAGCATTTTCTAAGCTTGTTGGTGCTGATGATCCTGTGGATCTTTTAATTCTGATCGTGTTAGCCATGTCAGAAATTTCCTCCGTCTACGAGTTTAAGGGTAGTGACATTGTTATCTAATATAACCTTACCACTACTTTGCTGATAGTACATAACTGAATTATCAACTTTTGCACTGTGATCTAGAACTAAATCAAAACCAGGTCCTTGTGGTCCTACTGTTGATACCGTTACAACTGTGGTATCACCTTCATTTACTGTAACAGTATTTTTAGTAGTGCTTACATTTACAGTTGTCATGCTGTGTAGCCCTCAGATACAAATATATTACCCTCCAAATAATATTCTTTCAATCCACTTGGATTAGTGAGTAATACATCATATTTTAAAAGATCTGGAGTAAAAGTTGCGGTTTGAGTATCTGTTAATGCAATGTCTATTGTTCCTGTTGCTCTATTTGTATAAGTTACGGTAAAATCAGCATATTTTGTGGTTCGTGTTTCTTCCCAAACTTGAGCTTCAACAGTAAAACCTACCAAAGAAATAGCTGCATTATTTGAATCTTTAAAAACAAGCTGAACACTATGATCCGATCTTCTTTGAACGGTCATATTGTAAGTGCCTGGTGAAACTGCCATTTAACTAGGTTTTGGGTTTGCGTCTTTTACAGCTTTTATATGAGTTGCCCATGTTCCAGTTGTGTCTAATTTGCCAGCGAGCATATCTTGATAAAGCATATCAAGTTGATCTCCAAAAGAAGCGTAAATAGTAGAACCATTTTCTGTTCTGTCGGTTTTGTATTTAATCGCAGCAGCTTCAGCATCTAACGTGGTTCGTGCAGAATCTACTTTGCTTTGCTCAATAGTTATTAATTTATTATCCTTATCAAAAACACCGAAACCATCATCAATGGTTACAGCGTCAGGATAAGCTTTTCTTATTGCATCGTGGTCTAAAGTCATGCTGATACCTCCATAGCTGTTAATGTTGAAATACCTCTTCCTGTATAACTTGCGTCAGTATCATTAAATGGTTTATTAACTGTTACAGTTCCCGAATGTCTATAAATTTGTAACTTATAAGTTGTAGCTGAAGTTGTACTAGGAGAATCTATGAAAGTACCGCTAAAAATAGATAATTTATCATCATTACCAGATCGAAATTGACCACCCTGCGTTACTCTTTGTCTGTTACTACTTGCATCACCAATACCAATAGCTGTGCTCCCTTTTAAAAGTCTGACAAAAACTATTTCATTACCACCCACATTTGCATCATAATGAAGAAGAATTTTGCTGGTGCTTGAAGTTGGCGTTATAGTTACAGACAAACCAGTAATATCAGAGAAACCAGACGAAGTTGTACTGAAAGTGTCTGTTTTTGCAGTTTGTAAAACTTGAATAATTCCACCACCACCGCCAGTTGGAACACCGCCTACAGGTATTATTTTGTTGACTTTTAAAGTACTCATAATGTCACCGCCTTAATTTGATCTTCAGTAGGTTGAGTTAGTGAAGGATGTCTCCAATCTTTTATGTAATCACCCTTGCCATCTGCATCATTTTGTAATTCAATCGTACCAAATATTGGGTGAAAATCCTCAACAGTAAGTGACGAATAAATTTTCATAATTCGTGCTAAAAGTGTACCGTCAGTAATCATGCTAATGACCTCACAAACATTCCAGAAAACTCAGATATTGCATACTGAGTTCCATTAGCAAGACTTCTAGTAGCACCGCTACTTTGAAAAACAAAAATTTCTACATAATCAGAACTGCCATTCAAAGGAACTAAAGATGTAATATTCATACTTTGCCCGCCTGAACCACTCATATTTCTGTCCATATTTACAAATCTTGAACCATTTTTATAGATGTTTAGACCCATAGTTCCTGTCATACTTCCACCAATCGACAGATTACCTCTGATTAGATAATAGCCAGCTAAATTTGGAGTAAACCTATAGTTTGTTGAGGGGTCATAACAACCGTCTGTGTCAAATATTTCATTATCAAACGCTACTTTATTAGTTGTACCGTTTGACAAACTTTGACTATTGTTATTTCTAGCGAAAAAAGCTGGTCCTAAAGTAGTCGTATGGATCAAACCATTTGACGTACCATTAATTGTAAAAACGCTGTCACTACTTGATGATGACGGAGCTTGTATGCTTACTGAACCTCCTCCAGATGCAGCATTAAGCTGAATTTTTGACATTTATGCGGCCTCCAAAGCAGCGACTTTTGTTTCTAATGTTTCTATTTTACCTACTGCCTCTTGTAATGCAGCAGTAAGTAACGGAACTAATTTTGCTTGATCTATACCTTGTGGCAATATGTCACCTAACCGTTCTTCTTCATAATCTTTATTATCTATCATTTCCTGAGTAATAACAGCATCTTTTGTTCCTGTAATTGCCTCTGGAACTGCTGTAACTTCATGTGCCAAAAATCCATCAACTGTTACAGTTTTATCAGCAATAAAATTAAATCTGTAAGGTTTTAAGGTTTTAAGTCTTGTAATTGCATCAGAAAGAGCAACTACATTTTCTTTCAATCTATAGTCAGAACTTGTATTGTATGCAGTTGATGTATTGTTATGAGAAATTGAACCAACAGAACTACCTCTAAAAAATTCAATAGATAATCCGACATTTGTTCTTCTATTAAGAGTTATAATTTTTCCACCACTACCACTCTTACTAATTAATAGATTTTGTCCGCTAGTTGTAAATATAGCTCCGTCAACATCTATGCTTGAAGAAGTTTTACCGATTCCCACATTCCCGTCACTAGCAATATTCATGCGTTGTGAACCATTAGTATCAAATCTTATATTTTTAGATCCATCAGAAGATAAAGTTACAGTATTACCACTTCCTTGAAAATATCCTTGTGTAGTTCCACCAGCTTTTAAAGCAATTCCTCCAAGAGAACTGCCATTAACTGTTAGATAAACACTTGATGCGTTTCCAACTAAAGAAGTCGTACCCAAACCCATATTTCCATTACTATCTATTCTTGATCTTTCGCTTCCGCCAGTATTAAATAAAAGAGTATCAGAAGCAAATGCAAATCCAGTATTAGAGTCAGAACCGACAACTGAGGGTGCGGAGCTTGACCCATCAACCCCAGAAATACCAGTTGTTCCGTTTAAAGTTAAAGCCATAGTTAAAGAATAACAAGGATTGCACCGCTTGGCACGGTTATTGTCACACCATTATTAATCGTTGGACTAACAGAGTGTGCGTGTTTATTAGCAGTGATCTGATAATTTTGGGTTACTGTTTGATCGTTCTCAAACACCCATTCATCGTTTCCACCGCCTGTTGCACCCGCTCCACCGCCAACGGCTGTAAATATAGTACCATTATAAATTTCTGCTTCAGTTGTGGTTGAATTAAATCTTATATCTCCAGCAGCAGGGCTACCTGGTCTTTGGGCTGTAGTTCCAACAGGTAATCTTAAAGCTGATGTATAGCTATTAATTATTGGGCCAGTAAATGTTGCACCTGTTAAATCAGCATGACCAAAATTTGCCTGACTTATATTTCCTAAAGTAATAAATCCATTATTACTGGCATTTGATATTTTTAATAAGTTTGTATTGGTGTCTATGTGGGGTTGGTATGCAGCAACATTAGCTGTTCCACTTGGATCGCCACTACCAGCATTAAGTGTTCTTAACGCACCAAAAATATCTTTTAAAGCAGTACGAACTTGAGCACCAGTACCGTTAGCTGGTTCAAAATTATTACCAGATTCTTTACCTGTGCTTACAACTCTGGTCATCTAAAAACTGTTGTTTGTTTCATTGTACTATCCTTTGCCAAATCCGACAGCTTGATAGGTAAATTGCTTACCATTGATAGCAGTACCCCCACTATCTTTAAATACGATAGTAAAACCTGTACCGCTTATACTAGATATTTGGAAAAATTCTCCAGCATTTAAATTTTGAGCAGTAATACCAATAGAAGGTAAATTACTATTTGCACCTAGTAATGATGAAGTTCCTACAAAAAATGAATTATTAAAAGTAATATTCATTGATCCATTAGCTGTTATTACATTACTTTGCTCGACTCTTCTTTGTAAACTTGCTGTATAACCAAGCTGACTTATGCGTATATTTTGTGCTGGATCTCCGCTTGTCAATTCTGTTTTAAATTTAAATCCTCTTCCTTTATAAGTTCCATTTGCGAAAGTCTGAAATGCAGTAAATGTAGGCGATCCAGATGAGGGGTTATCTTGAGTAGTAGCAACAAGTAGTTTAGCATTTACAGCAGTAGCTTCTGCACCATCAAAATCTGTCCATGTATCTATTAACGCTGTTCTGGAATCAAATAACGTACCAATATAAAAACCTTCACTAAGAAAATGACGTTTTAAATCAAGACTAAATACACCACCCAAATCTAAAACAGTATTAAAAGCATATTCACCAGATGAATTAGTAGCAGGATTAGTCAGTGTAAGTGCTACTGCCGAAGCGTCAAAATTAGTATTAGTTTTTGTTCCTTGAAATTTAGGATTATCTAAATCTTCTCTTCTTGTCTGAGTTACTAATGCAGATACATTATCAGGTAAATCAATAACTACACTTGTCTCACCTGTACTAAACCTTCCGCCATCATCTTGAAATTTTAAAATGTACTCTCCTTCTAATAGTGGAACGACTGCTTGTGTAGAGTTTCCAGGCAAAGCGTCTATAAGATCAATAGAATTAGCAAAAGTGCCCGTGCCATCTAATTTTGTAGAGTGTCTTACATAAACAAAACCACCATGAGTCACATCAAGATCAGAAGATACGTTCCATCTAAGTCTTACTAATTTCTCAGAAAAGGGTTCTATTGTTAGTCCTGATACATTATCGGGAACAGCAGTTTTTCCAACCGTATTAATAGTGAGATTTGATGATGTTGGACTTGGTTGTAAAGCAGTATTATAGCTAAATACCTGAACTTCATAAGTTCCAACAGATGTATTGAATACTTCAAAATCAGGGCTAGACACAGTGGTAGTTATATAATTACCATTGTTAAATCTGTAATTAACTTGATATTGAGTGACTCCTGTAACAGGTTGCCAGCTTATAATTAATTTAGATACAGCTTGATTATTTATTACAACTAATTTTTCTTCTCCAACAAGACCAGATGGGGCATCTTTTGGAAGATTTAAAACAGATATTGTTCTGGTAGGCAAAGTTGAACCATCTTCAATAAAAGCATATTTTTCATTTACATAAGATAAAGCCGTAATAGCATAATTTACACCATCTGATTCTTCTACTGTTATTACTCTAAATTTTTGGGTTTGAACTGTGTTATCTTCTATAAAAGCTATATCTCTAGTTTCTACAGTTCCATCGGGCATTATTACGCTAATAGAAGGATTATTTGTTGTTGGTAAATCTGTTTCAGTAGAATCATCTACTGTTATTTGATTTGTATTTGAAGAAACTACTCTTCCCCCTCTTCTAAGACCAGAACGAACAGGGTCAGCTATTTCTATTACAGCACCAGGTCTAACAACCACTCCAGAATCTATAGAAGTAGCAAAAGAAACTACTTCTGATTCATTTTGTTCAGCAAAAAGAACTGCTCTACCAAGCCGAGCAGCCTGTCCTCTTGAAGTACAAGCAAATGCTTTTACTTGTTTGATAATTACCCCAAACTTAGCTATTGCAGCAGAATCTTCTACAACTTCAAAATCTATTTCTCTAGTATCCATATTAAAATAAGATACAGAAATTACTGTATGTCTAGTTTTTAAACTACTACCCGAATAACTAAAACCTTCTGGTGTGACATTTGCCAAAGTAAATAAATAACTTGCGTCTTTTGGACTATCTTGAGCTAATGATAGAGTTCCTGCTGACCATATAGGCATACAACGCATTACTCCAGCTAGTTCATTTATGATGTCAAAAGCTTCACTTGCAGCTTGAATATTTACGTTACAACTAAATCTAGCCTCCTGTCCTCCAAATCCATCTGATACCAAAGTATTTGCAAATTTACTAGCTGTTACAAAAGAAAACAAATCAATAGAACTATCTCCAATATGATTGCCTAATCCATATCTGGTATCTGTCAAAATATCGAGTAGCACCATGCTTGGGCACGAGCACCATTGAGCAGCACCCATTGTTCCATTGAAAATATATCCATCTGGGTAAACTATACGACCATTAGAGTCAACGCTTGGTGTGCCTGAGTTATTAGCACCTGCACCTGGTATTCTTACTCTTATTCCTCTTATACGAAACTTTCTTGTTGGAATTGATTGAAACTGCATTGAGTCCAATCTAAGAGAGGTATAAGCACTGTTAGCGTAAGTAGAAGCATCATCTATAATTTCACCAAAACTTGTCCAATTAAAAGAGTTAATTAAGCTTGAACTTGTGCTATTTGGAGTTACTCTTACTAATCTTATATCAACAGGAAATGCACCTGTTAAATTAACTCTATAATCTCTCTGGTAAGCATCAGCAGTTCTACCAGTTACAGTGTCAGTAATAACAGTAGTGAAACCCCCTGAGTTATATTGAACTTGTACCTGTAAAGTTACAGAAGAACCTAATAAATCTCCGTTGTCTTTTGCTTCCTGCATTTGAGGAAAAGTAATTGTAATATTTATGGCATCTACATTTGTGTTTGTTATTTGTCTTGTTACAGGACTGCCCTCTTCAACTGTCACACCTACACTTTGAATTGAAGAACTGCTTAATATTCCTGAAATCTTAGGTTGATTTCCTGTTCCGAATCTTATATTAAAACCTACATCTTGAAAGTTAAAGTCGTTAGCTTGTGGGGAAGCAGAATTAGCCTGTGATCTTAAAATAGGAGTATCATTTAGAAATACGTCTTTTAAAGCTCCACGAGTAAAATTTTGCGAACCTCTTGTATGTCCTTCTTTTGAAGGTGTTTCAAAACCTTCTATCTCACCTTCAGATATAAGGTCAAGAAAAGTAGCAAACTGTCTACTATGTAAAGTATCAGGAGTTCTGGTTGGAGCAGGAGGAGGTGGGGGAGCACTATGGCCACCACCGCCACCACCGCCGCCTCCACCGCCGCCGCCACCGCCAGCACCTTGTATATTCTTTGGAGCGTCTTTCATGCTTGTACCTGCTGAGTATCAACTGCACCACTAATGACTACTGAGCCAGTAATCATCGTACCGTAAACAAGGGGCACTGGAGTTCCTGCCCTGCTGGTATTTTGTGCACCAGAAAAACTAAATGATAATCTAGGATCTTCCTCACTTTTAAACTCTTTTGGCTTTGGCATAGGAAATAACATTTCACTAACACCTGACAAGGCTAAATAACTACCTACATAAAGCATACTTTTAGTTAGTAATCCAACTTTTGCTAAAGATCCAGCCTTTATACCACTCATAAGAGAAACATTACCTGCTGCTACTGGCATAAAAAACGCACCTGCGATTAAAGCAGCACCTAGCAATACCTTTCCAACACCTCTACCTGCACCAGCTATAACAGGAACAATGTGTATGTCCTCCTGTTCTCCTATTGGATTATGTATTTCTTCTTTATCAATCGAATAATTACCAACTTTTACTTGGTAATACTTTGGATTCATGTATTTTTCTATTTGTGGAAAATTATTAACTAAAAAACTGACTACTTTTGCAATGCTATCCGCATGAACATCAAACTGTTTATGACCTACAAATTCTGCAAGTTCACCGTACAGCTTTACTTTACGAAGCATAACGATACCTCTTTCCAGTACATTTTAATAACCACTGTGAATATGGTTCTCTACAAGATAGTCTATCGGTTAAATGATGCAAAACATCATCTCCTAAAAAAATAGCTACATGATTCAAACCATTTCCGAAAATACTCATTAATAAAACATCGCCACGTTCAAGTTTCTCATCAGGTCTTAATTCTCTAAAGCCCGTTCTCCATGCACAATTTTCAAATAAAGGACTTTTTGCAAATTCTTCTGGAGTTACAGGTCTATCCCAATCTCTTAGTTCAATTTTCTTTTCTTCTTTATACCAATCTCTAACTAAACTCCAACAGTCGGTTACACCCCAAACCCAAGGTCTGCCTAATAATGGAGGTTTATATCCGCAGGGTTCTAAATATCCCCACTGTTCTGTTTTTGGATTCACAATATGCCACGGAAGTTTACTTTGTTCACAACCGATTTGATCCGCTTGGCTACCAACTGGAGGTGTTATTGGGTGGCTATGAACAACACCAACAATATCGCCTGTATTATCTGCTTTTATATAATCCTCTGGATCAATAATAAAACATTGATGCTCTGTCATAGACAAGTTACGACAAGGAAAGTACCTTTCTTTGCCTTTTACATTTAACAGCAAGCCACAAGATTCTTTTGGATCTTCACGTTGAGCATGAAGTAGTGCTTTGTATTTCCAGCTCATACAATAAAAGTACCAATGGAAGGAAACTCGGATCTAGTACATTGTCTACCTGGGATTCTTATTCCAGCAAGATCTGTAGGGGCAGCAAGTTCAAACTGAACTGCCTCTCTAGTTTCTGACGATTTTCTATCTATTTTATAAATTTCTTGTGGAAATTCTGCTGTAGGATCAGGTGTTCCTAATGGATTTGTACCACCTGGAAAATTAACAGCATCAAGATAACGTGCCAAAGTTCTAATTCTTGTAACTGTAGCTCCTGTTAAATCATTACCTGTTGTTACTTTATTTACGTTTAATAAAATAGCTGTAATTGTTCCTAAAGCATTACTAATGGTTAAAGTTGGCCTGGGTAACTGCCCTTTTTGAAAAGCAAAACCTTCAGCTTGTATTGGCATTTTTAAATACTGATTGCCAGCCCAAATAATATCTCCGTTACTGTTTAAATTACTGCCATTATGGAATCTGTAAGTCTGTGTAGAACCGTGTATAGCAGCTACCGTTTGTAAAGAAAATAATTCAATAATCGCTGAGGGATTTGTTTTTTGTAAATCAGTAATAATAGGAGCAGTGCTCATGGTTCAAATACCTGTCTAAATGTTGCTTGTATAGTAGCTCTATTGTTATATGGTATTGATTTTGACCAATTTTGACAAACAAATTTTGATGGAGCAGTCTCACCAGGCGGTGTAAAATCAAAACTATCACTATCATTTGCACGGGCATCAAGGAAAGTTTCTATAGTATCTGCATCAGTCTCAGAAACATCGAAAGTAAAGTTAAATATTTTAGGATTTTGATGTTGTGCAAGGCCAAATAATAAGCGATGCTCAAATCCATCGGCAAAAACTACAGTGCGAGTATTTGGTGCGGATCTCTTTTGTTGCCCATAGGTAGGTTTTATTGAAGGAAACGTAGCCATTATGCGAGTAAACCTCCAGGTCGTTTTTGTTTGATTAATTCTGATTGTATAGCAGATGCCATTAACTGACCAAGCTGTTTACCTTCTTCTTCATCTCCTTCGACATTAGAACCAGAAGCATCTACATTTACTACAATATTCATACTACCTCCACCGACACCAGCTAAATCATGGTTTGGGATAATATTTCCTGATTGATTTGGAACGAATAATTCTGGTCCACGTTCTCCAACAATATATGGTTTCCTCATTCCTACAGGTCCACCATTAGCTGCATACGCTACTGGACCACTGTATCCTTGAACGTCATTCATAGGTGAAGTGCTGAAGTTAAAGATATTACCAAACATACCTAAAATACTTCTTTGTAATTGAGTGGCAGCTATTTGTGCAGCAGCATCTAAAAAGAAATCAGCTATTCTGTTAAGCATATTTCTAAACGCATCTTGCACAGTCATTGTTCCTTTAACAATTCCCTTAAATGATTCGCTGAAAGATTCTCCCATTGCCTTAGATAAAGCTACGGACTGTTTAACCACATCATTTAAATCACGCATTTCTCTATTTAATTCATCCATACGACTTATCGCTGGATCGGCTGCGTTAATTCGCTCATTAGCTATTAGTTGGACTAATTCGTATTCTTTTTCAAGATTTTTAATTTTTTCTCTCAGTGCTTCTTTTTCTGCTTCAGTAGCTTTAGGATTATTTATTAAAGATTTTAAATTTGCAGTTGCTACTAATAACTTGTTTTCTACCTTTTGCATATCTATTTGTTTTTGCTTCAGTGCCACTGTTTTTTCATCTTCAGTTCCTCTGGTAACTTGTGCTTTTAGTTTTTCTAGTTCTATTTGACCTTGTAGTAGGCGACCTTCAGCTAGAAGTACATTTCTTTGTAATTTTCTTATCTCTAATAGTCTTTCGTTTTCACTTATACTTTCTCTAGTTATCCTTAAAGATCTCTTAAGCATACCTATATCAAACCTAAGACCCTGTGCGAAAAATCCTGCTTCTTGAAGCTCAGGAACGGCTGCTAATTGTTTCTCCTTGTCTGCTAATTCTTTTAGTAGCCGTTTTTCTTCAGCTAAATCCTTATCTAACTTTTTCTGTTGTTTATTTAATGCCTCTGTTGTGGTAATACCTTTCACAGCTTTACCAGCACTTCCACCAATAAGATTTAATGCCTTAAATAGTAAAGTAAGCGGTCCTGCTACTAAAATACTCAGCCGTGTTCCTAAGTCTGCTGCCCCCTGCTGGAATTTAGACATCTCGTTATTAAGATTTTTTATAGATTTTATTCCTGTAAACTGTTGCTGCATAGTGAGACTAGCAAGTTCTCCTGCTACTTCAGTTAGTCCAGCATTTTTAAGTTGAGATATACTTTCAACTACTTCTCTATCAAATTTACCTATTCTTTCAACTAATTTGTCTAAATTTTCTGCTGGATCGTTCAGGGCAGCACCAAACTCGTTCATGCTGTTGGTTATATTAGCAATACTCTGAACGGCTGCTGTCGCAATAATACCTCCTGCAAATCCACCCATTTGTCCGAACATTCCACCTATACCACCGCCAAGACCACCAGCAGCAGCACCAATCGGACCCTGACCGAATAGTAAAGGGAAGCCACCACTTATCATTGCACTCTGCATATCAAATCCTCTAGTCGTACCAAATCTTCTTCCCATGAACCCCGCAAAAGGATTATTCATAAATGTTCTGTTGCCATCTGCATCTCTTGATTGTCTATCCGATAACCGACTAAATGCTCCTTGAGCAACAGACTCACTTGCCAGTAACTTATTTGCCTCTAATCTTTCCTTGTTCTGTTTTCTTAAAACATTTAATTTACTTACTTCTTTGGTTATGCCTTTTGAAATCTGTGAATTTAATAATTTTATTGATCCTAGTTCTGCTCTGTTCTGGGCATCTACCAGTTGACCCATCTTCACTCTTAATTTTTTGGTATTTACACCTTGAGCTTCTAAATCTCTTAGCTTGACTTCAAAACCTAGTCTCTTTTGTTGTTGTTTTGTTATAAAATTAATGTCTTGTGCAACTTGACCAGCACCCTTATCTATTTTGGGATCTGAAAATATCTGAGGACCATATTCCCCTTTAACCATAGAACCAGAAGCAGCCTTAAATCCCGTACTCCTTCCCTTCAATAAAGCTTTACTGGACTTTTCTACTACTGCTAACTTCTTCTGCTCTAGTTCTAATTCTTTAGCAACAGTTTTATTTATACTTTCTGCTGCTACGAATCTCTGCTGTTGATTTAAAAACGCACCCTGTCTTAGATTTTTTCTTACTCTGTCTAATTTTAACCCTTTAGCTTCTAGGTCATTTAACTGCGTTTTTAACCTTTTAGTTATAAAAGCATTTCTAATTCTTCTATCTTCGGCTTGTAATCTCTGTTTTTCTATTATCTGTGCTTTACTTTCTATTCTTAATGGACTGTTTAAACTTCTTCTAAGTCTGTTTACACGCTTTTCTAGCTTTCCAAGCTGATCTATCGCTGGTTTAGTATTTAGCTTTATATTTACACTGTAATTCGAGGCAGCCACTTACTAA